GAAAAGACTCTTGAAGAAGGCTACGAAGAAGCTTATGACATGATTCTAGCTGAGAGAGCAAAGAATAATAGTATCGAAGTAACCCTATATGAAGAATATGACAAGAAGTATAACGATCAGCGTGAATACTTTGTTGACATGATTGATAAGTTCTTCATGCACAAGGGTCCACAAATCGCAGAGCAGGTTCGACGTGACATTATCAATGATCCTGCTACATTAGAACACAAAGTTGCAATGGATAAGATTACCTCAATCGTTAACCACTATGTTGGTGATGAGGATCGTGCATTGGCAACAAGCAGCAAGTTTGAAGAAGCTTGCAAGCAGATCGAGGAATTAAAGGGTCAGTTGAAGATGGCAGAAGCACGAACAATTCGTCTTTCCACTGAGAAGACAAAGTTGGAAGAAGCAGTTCGAGCAGGCCAGGATATGATTACTGAATCCCGTAAGATTACAAAGAATGAAAAGATTGAAAAGGCAAAGAACGTATCGGGGAAGGGGCGGATCGTTACTGAGGAAGACACAAAGGTTATCGCGGAGCATAGCAATGAGACTTCCACCGCCAAAGATACCAATAAGGCAAGTGTACTAGTAGAGAGCTTAGGCGTAAAGAATATTGATGAACTAAGAACTCTAGCTGGTAATAAGAAAGATAAGTAACTTTTATAATAAAAAGGTTTTTGGAGAATTATGAATGCAAATGCAAAGTTTCTAAATGAGGCCCGCGAGCTTGAAAAGCGTTGGTCTGAAACTGGCCTTCTTGAAGGTATTGATAGCCGATATGATCGTTCTTGTGCATCAGTCCTTTTGGAAAACCAGAGATTATTTAATGAAGTTTCAACCGATACGAGTGATATTGCTCAATTCAAGAGAATATCCATTCCATTGGTACGAAGAATTTACCCACAGTTAATTGCTAACAAGATTGTATCTGTTCAGCCGTTACTTGGCCCAACTGGTCTAGTTTACTACTTGAGATTCCGCTATTCATCCAACAAGGGTGCAATGCGAGGTGCTGATCTTCAGGGTGGTTTCCCATCTGACGATAGCGTATCTCTACAGCAACTAGCTGACGGTACTGCAAACTTGGATATATTCTATTCAAGTCAGTTCGTTCAGAACGAAGCAAGTAACACTGACCCAGGTGCTATCGTAGTATCTGCTTATGCTCCACTAGAACATACACCAATTCTAGCTGGTACGATGACTGGTACGGTATTTGATGGTGCAGTAGCAGTTCAGACATTCACTGTTGACGGTACTGGTGCTTTCACCTTTACCCCAATCGGTGCCCCAGGTACATTCGTTGTATCTGCTACTTTGAACTTGATTACTGGCGAAATGGTATTTACCTGGAACGCTGCTCCTGGTCCTAACCACTTGGTTGTTTCATATGAATATAATATGGAGTGTAACCAAGACCTTCCAGAAATTAACCTAGTTGTTGAATCTGAAGAAATTGCTGCTAAGACCAGAAAGTTGAAGGCAGTATGGAGCTATGAAGCTCAGCAGGATTTAAGAAGTCAGCATAACCTTGACGCCGAAGCTGAACTAACGGCAGTATTGGCTCAGGAAATCAACCTAGAAATCGACCGTGAAGTATTGACCGATCTATTGCTCAATGCTGGTACGGTAGGTGCTTGGGACTTCTCAACTGCTCTAGGTGATACAATCAAGGAACGTTATGAATCCTTGTATGTCAAGTTAGTTGAAATGTCTGCTGTTATCCACAGAAAGACTCTACGTGGTGGTGCTAACTGGGTCGTAACTTCTCCTGAAGTTGCATCCATTTTCGAAACCGCAACCGCAGGTTTCGCACCAGCCCCAAGTGAAACTTTCACTAGCAGCTTAGGCATTCAGTATGTTGGTACAATTAACAACCGTTGGAGATTGTACAAAGACCCACTCTTCAGAACGAACCAACTTTTGATGGGATACAAGGGAGATAGTTACATGGATAGCGGTTACTTCTACTGTCCATACGTTCCACTAACCCAGACACCAGTTGTTCTTGATCCAGAAAGTTTTTGTCCGAGAAAAGGCATACTCACAAGATATGGCAAAAAACTTCTTAGGGAAGGTGCCAAGTTCTATGCAAGAATGACAATCTACAACTTCGTTATCTAATTGAAGTTACGTCGATTTTCG